GCTGCATCGCCACTGGCGAGGGCTGCAGAGATTCCGTCGCCGTCCGCACCGTCGTACGCCTCGACGGCAAGGTTGCCAGCCGAACCGCTTGAGAAGGTGCTGGTGACGACCACCTTGACGCTGTTCGCATCATCGAACGTCAAGATCGTATTTTTCGGGATGTCCGTCCCGGGGTCGGTAATGGGGATGGCCGTAGCGCCTGCACTCGCGCCGGCCGTATCGACCGTGACGGTCACGTCCGTCGGTGCGGCACTTGCGCCTGCAGCGAGGAGCGCGAGGAACAGGCCGGTGGGCCTGCCTTCAACTTGCGTGTACTTCAGGGGCATGATGTTCCCTTCATGTTCTAGATGGTGACGACGTGTTGACTGAGGATGCCGAGGCGTTCGCTTGCATCCACGCTGGATGCTTGCGCGGTGGGCCAGCGAGACAGAATCTTGCGGAGGGCAGCGAGCGTGTCACTCGCCGCGTCGTGACTAACGAGGTACACCCTGTGCGTCTCGACAACCGCGCCGGTGGTGTAGGCAGGCACTTGCCGGAGGGTTGGGATTTCTTGAATGCGGACCTCCAAGCCACTCGCTCGCCACGTGGCGGGGGGTTCCGTCACGCGCAACGCGGGCGTGGTTTGCTCCACGCCTGAATCGTCGAGGTACGTGTACGTCCCCAACAGGCTCGAAAGCATGCTTGCGAGGACTGCGCGCAGCTGCGTGGTCGTCATCGCTTAGCCAACGCGTCGAACGCCCGTTCCAGGACGCCCGTGTCGAGTGGCTTCTCCGTCCAGGGCCTCGCTGGGAGTTTCGTCCCGTTCTTGAGGACGGCTCCCTCGTGCACCGCCATTGCGTACTCGACGTTCCATGCGTGGTCAAAGGCAGGGTCGCCACGCTCGCGCGTGCGTTCACCTGAGTACGACTGGCGAAGATTGCCAGTATCAACAATGTCGCGTGGACTGGGCGGGTTCGGCCACTGCCACTTGTTTGCCGTGACTTCACTCTGGAACGCTCTGCCAAGCACTTCGTTCGCCCGATAGAACGCCTCGCCAAGCTCACCAGGAATCTCGTCGCCTTGCCAATCGAGAGGCATTAGGTAGGCCTCCAGGTTCCAAGGAACTCTTGGCCGAGCGTGTCGTCCAGCACGGCAAGACCCTTCCGCATGACGTTCGTGATTGTCACTTCGCCCGCCTGCCCGTTCCACGCAAGGTCAAGCGTGCTGCCGACACCCAAGCCAGTCGGGAGGGCTGCAGGGTCAAGGCACCGAAACCGGCCCGGAATGACCTCCGCATCCGCCCCCATTTGGTAAAGCAAGTGTTGACTTTCGGACGGCTTGAACGAAACGAGAAGCGAACCAGTCGCCTCGCTTGGCACAACGTCCCCAAACACGTTTGTGGTTGTGCCTGTCACCTGTCGGTACGTGAGGGTCGCCTCAATATTCGCGAAGACGCCCTTGAATGCACTGACCATCAGAACACCAGGCGCAACCCGCCGCCAGCCTCATGGCCAGCAGGGATCGTGTAGTCGGCATTGTCTTGCAGCATGGCCGTATCGAACGCGGCCTGCTGATTCAGGAGGGACCTGATTCGGACGGCGGGCGGGTCGAACACGGCGCCCTCCGCTGAGTTGAGGCGGCTCGTGTTGGCCGCGCGGTCCAACATTTTTGCGGCGACGTAGTACGGCCGGTGAATCGTGACGGTACCCGCCGTGTGAACCGCTGCACTGTCCGTCAATAGGCTGTCCAAGTCCGTGGGTTCGCTCGTCAAGCTTGCGAGCTCGAGGGCTAGCGTGTTCGTTTCGGTGAGGCTGGTGTAATCCACGACTGCCATGCGTCCATCCACCTCCCTTCACGAGCCAAGTGGAATGTGGGGCTGATCCTGGCGTGCCGCGTATCCGGCACGACTGTAGGTGGGGAGCGGTGCTGCACAGGGTTCGGTAGGGCAACAAGCATGCTGGGCAAGTGCGCTTTGAGCCACCTGTCGATCGGGTCGCCCGTCGCCACTCCAAACGTGGAGGCTTGCGCGAGGCGTTCCAACACTGGGAACGGTAGTAGGACGCATTGACTGCCGTACCAGGACTCCTTGAAGCGCCGGACCTTGTGAATCCCGACGGGACCAACCGTCGGCACGCCACCCTTCGGCGCAATCAGCGGCCAGTAATGCTCAGGGTGCGTCCATTGCTTTTCCAGCCAAAACGTGACTGGCCAACCCGTTTCGCGTGCAGCCTCCAGGGCAGGCACGAAATCGGTGGCGAGGTCAATATCGTCCTCGCACAACAGCAAGTCCATTCCAGCGTCGAGCGCATCCCGTATGGGCCTTTCAGCATTCGCCCGGTTCGCACTCGGAGACGGCACTAGAGCCTCGTCAATGTAGATGGTGGGGCTCAACCCCACCACCTCAAGTTGCTTGACTGTAACGGCCGTCTCACCACTTCTAGATGGGTGCGTGAACAACCCTACATGGAGGGTTCGATGGCCTGCAGAATGTCGGCCTTCCGCGTCAAACCGGACAGGTCCACGCCCCGCGACTCCGCGACTTGACGGAGTTGCAAGACCGTCAAGCCGCTCAAGTCGTTTGGGGAGCCACGATCCTCAATCTCGTACCCCAGCCGCCGGAGGGCCTGCCGATCCTTACCGGACAGGCTCTCCATGCGAGCTTCACCATTCTTGAAGCGAAAACCGACGCGTTCCCCATCAAATGTGGGGTTTGGCGTGCGGACAATCACCATGCTTACGGGTTCACGCCAATACCGCGGAACACGCCAGCTGCCTTCTGGTGCTTCACGGCAATGGCGGCCACCATTTCAACCTCGCCAGTCTTCACGGCGCCTGGCAGGTCCAGGTTCGGCAGGTACGTCTGCAGGAATGCTGACTGCGTGCTGGGGCTAATGCCGTGTACAGCGTCAAGACCAAACGCGGCAGCGTAAATGTTGGTCGTATCCAGGCCGCTGGAGTCAGCGGTGATGGGGACGACAGGGTTACTAGTGCCAGGCTTGTCGCCCAGGTCAATGAAGGGAATCCCGTCGAACGTGCTTACGGGCCGCCCGAACGCGTCTTCCGTCTGACTGTAATACCCGGCCCGGTGGGCAATGGCACGCATGCGGCTGTGCATCGTGCGGTTCATGAACAGGGCGTCCGGCATGCGGTCAAGCGTGGCAAGCCAATCGTAAAACTCGTCAAGGAACGCCTTGTAGTTGCTATCCATTGTCGAGCTGGTGGACAGGTCGTTCGCGGCACTGGTTGCAGTCACGTCTGTCGTCCCGTTGGTCAGGGCGGTGTCCAGCCCGTCAAACTCCAGGGCGCTCGTGCCGGTGTCACCGTTGATGAACAGGTCATTGAAGTACGCGCGGGTCGCCTTGATTTTCTGTTCCAGCTGGAATGCGATACGGTCGCCGTAGCGGGCCGTACCGATTTGCGTGCGGTCCATTTCGAAGCTGCCACCGAAAATCTTGAGTTCCACGGTTTGCGCGGTCGTGACGGCCTGTTGCGCACTGTACTCCGCGTTTACGGCGCGTACCGCGGCGGTCGGTTCGGTTGTGAGGCGATCGTACTGATACACCCACCCGGATTGTCCGAACGGGTGTGCGCCATCGTCGAACGGCATGCGGTCGAGAAGCCAGTTGCTGCGGCGGAACTGATCGACCACCATTTGATCGATCGCGTTTTCGGCGCTGTTCTTGTATTGCGTGAGTGTGAAAGCCATTGTTCAGTCTCCCTAATCCTTGAAGTTGTAGTGCTGGTTGATGGCGTCTCCGATGCTGGCTGGCGGTTCTTTCCCGCTGCGGGGGCGAGCTCCATCGACGGGGGTGGACCCGGCGTGCTTTGGGGTGTACTCCGGGAAGTCTTTGGTGATGCGGTCCACGTCAGGTTCGGCACCGTCGAAATACTCGTCGGGATTGTCCATGAGGCGCAGTACGCGGTCGGGTTGCGTGACTTTGCCGGCGAGTGCGGCTTTGCGTTCCGCTGTTTGGACGCGCTTCTCAGCTGCGGCGAGCGCTTCTTCGGCGCGTTTCTCCGCGTCTTTCGCGCGTTCTTCAGCGGTTTGTTCGGCTTTGCGTTTCTCTTCGGCGGCAGTCTGTTCCGCTTCTTCGCGTTCACGGAGGCGAGTCCGGTACTTCGCGGCTTCCTTGCGGACCTTCTCGAGTTCCTTACGCATCGCTTCGGTGTCTAGGGTGGATTCCTTCGCGTCAGCCTGTGGCGCGTCGGTTTCGGTCCCCTCCGGGGTGGACTCAGTTGCGTTCAGGTCGTCAGGCATATAGCACCCTCCTGGGGTGAACGAGATACGGTTGGGGCTTACCCACCCGCCGGGGGTGGTGCCCAAAGGAAAACCCCGCACTTGGCGGGGTTACTTGCTTGCTATGGGGAGGGCTGAGGGCGGGTCGAGGATACGTTCCCTCGTGCGCACGTCGAGCGCCGAGATGGATCTCCATTCCCGGCCGGCGTTCACTTCGAGGACGACGCACGTCCTCTCGAAGTTGTGTTCGTCCCAATAGACGCCAAGCCGCATGCGGGTGCGGACCCTCATACTCGCCACGCTACTGTATCCAGCCTTGTGAGGGCGTCCAGGCGGCGCGGGGGTACTCACGCCCGTTGGCTCGCTCGAAGGGCGTAGCGCCCGTCTGCGGCTTCTCTACAAGGGCCACAATTTCCGTTTCTTGTTGCCGCCACGCGTCCTGGTCAACGAGGCCAGCGTCGGTGTATTCCCGTCGGAACGGCGCGGCGTAGCAGCGGCACCTGGGGTG